AGTTTGCACCTCCCTTACTCAAAGCATTAGAGGTAGACCCCATCATACATTTGCCAATAATTTTACTTCCCAGTCTCAAACAAGTTTTAGTAACACGCCAGTTGTTTAATATATTATTAGGCTTAATCCATTTACCACTCTCATCATGAACTAATAACAAAAGTTTTTCTCCATCATAAGAATTTTCGTCGGTATTTTTCCAGTCTATTGTTGTGTCCAAACCATATAGCTCATCGTCAACTGCATCATACATATTTTTTTTAGTAATTTTGCTCGCAGGTATACGAAATGCCAGCTCTGTTTTTGGTTATCCATACCGTCTTGGATTGGTTTAAAAAAGAAAGGCAATCTGTTGGCTATTGGAACTACTTTATCAGTAAACATTTTTTTAGCATCGGAACCTGTTTTTGACAGTATACCTACTCTTGCATCTTTTGCTAAAGTTCCTGTGTTTACACATTCAGAAGATCCCATAAATGAAAAACCAGATCTACGTATTTTTAAATAATCCAAACCAAAACACCTCTTATCAGCTTTACAGGCCTCCCAATAAATAAAAAAAATCCTATTAGCCTCTCTAAAGTCTGGATAGCCAACGTCAATACTAGTCCATTGTAAGTACATGTAATGAGAACCAGTCATATAAGTTGGAATACCTTTATTATAAAACCAGTAACCTAGCTCTCTTCTATCAAATTCTTCCTCTATGTAATCTACCCATTTATTTTTAAAAGCAATAGGCATTTCATTCCACTGAAAAATAGAAGATATTCTGCTTAAATCTTTAGCAAGAGGCAATCTTTCCCAATGCTGTTCATTAACCTTGTTGTTTTTTTTAAATATTTTTGAAGGTTGTTTTGGTAGCCCTATTACTAAACCGTTAATGTTTATTATAGATCCTAGCTGTCCAGTTTTAGATATAATAACTAAATTATATTTTTCGTTATACCCATACAACCATGTTTTTGCTTTGTTTTTATTAAACAGAACAGTTTTAGAAATGTAATTTTGTAGAACTACATACAATTTATTTTGACCTTCTTTCTGCAAATCCTTGTTTAGTTTGAGTTTTAACATTGTTAACTGACATGTTTATATTTTCTTGCTCAACATCAATTTTATTTAATATTTCAAAAGCGTCAAATATTGCCAGCTTTTTTGTGGCTGCTGCATTTTTTAGTCTGTCAGCGGCTAGTTCGTCTTCGGGATCGGGTTTAATAATATCTTCTTTAGCCACTTTTATTAGTTGTGCTACTGCCTTTCTCCCAGCTTCAATAATCTGCAACTTTAATAACTCTGAACTCATAACATTAAATTAATTTGATGATCATACATTCTATACAATTTTTCTCCGTCAACTTCAAATTCATATTCGCTTTCTGGTTTAAATGAAACCTTCATATCTTTTTTTACTCCTTTACTTAATAAATAATCATTTGGATATTTCATAGTTCCCATCAAAGGCTCTTCTTTAAATCTTTTAAATAAAAAAGATTTTTCTTTATCTATAGGTTTAACAAAACAATATCTGTCGTGACTATACCATTTACCTTTGTGGTTATACATAAAAAATTGATCGTTATCTACAAAAAATAAATCATCTTTGAAATAGCTTTTACCGCTTCTTTGCCTACCTTTCATATCGTTATAAAACTTAAACACATTATGATGAACTAAAAGAATGTCACCTGGCTGAATGGGTCCATTATATTTTAAAGGTAATGAAATAACTATAGCTTTTCTGTTAGAAGCTTTATGGTTTTCTTCAGAACTGCTTGTAATAAATTCAACACCAGAAATAGTTTTAGTATTATTATATCTTTTTTTATTAACCGGCGTGACAATAAAACTGTGTAGTGCTTGCATTAAAAATTAATATTATATTCAATTGAAACAGGAACTTCAGCAGTAAATTCTTTCCATAAAAGAACTTCATCTTTACGCTGTATCCATATTTTTATTGAGTGGGAGTCCGACTCTTGTTGAATTAAATGTATAAAGTATTTACCATTTAAAATTTCTTGTCCAACTATATAGTGCATAGCCCCAGATTTGTAATCTGGTCCGACGGAAATCTTCCTTATGTCCATTAGATTAGATTTAATTTATATATAAAGATACAAATTATTTAACGTCCTTGTCCACGGTAAGTTTTACGGTAATTTTTAGAAGACTTTAAAGAAGACGTTTTAGTTTTAGAATGTACTCCTGGTCTTTTGACTTTAAATGTAAGTTGGCGTGTGCTATAATTGATTGTCTTTGCCACTATTCATCATATTAGTTTTATGCTTGCTGCCTGCTGAAGATCCAAAGTAATACCCAATGACTTGTGTAAATGCAGCCACTACAGCGCCAAACCCCATATCAAATAATCTTTGTGATTCTTCTGGTATTTGCCATAGCCCTATTGCTCCCGCAACCACACCAATAAAACATAAAGTAATTCCCCAGCCCACGGTTTTAAATAATATGTCATCAGATCCTGCTGCTAATGCCGCCATTTCTCTTTGTCTGGCTGAAGCCCTATCAGCGACTTCCGCTTCATAGGCTTCTAAGACCATCTCTTGTGCTTTTATTTTATCTTCTGGTGGTGCGTCTGAGTTTTTAATAGAAGATACAACTTGTTCTACAGACATTTCGCCTTGAATTAAACTGCCTAGTGTTGGGTTAATTAAACCCACTGCTCCTTTTAAAAGTTTTCCTACAGTTGTTTGACCGAATTTTTTTTTAGGCTTGCTCATATTATCATGTATTTAGATTTACCATCTTTTTTATAGGCTTTTAAAGAGCGACCTCGATTTTCATCTATAGATACATAGCTCACGTGTACCCAATCAGGATTTTTAACGTCACCAAACTCCCATATAATCTGATCAAAATTTAAATTATCTTTAATATAATTAAACATTTCAGCATTTGTCTTATATCCAAAGGTATCATCCAGGTCCATCGCACGTCCCTGGCAATGTTGTGACCGAGAACTTCCCCCAATAGCTTTATTTAATTTTTTGGATCTGTAAAAAGAATTTATTTTAATAGGGCCACCAACCCATTTTCTAAGAGGTTCAAATATATGATGCGCTATAGCAGCCATATTCCCTTCGGCATATCCATCAGGTATGTTATTTATATTTAATCTTGTTGCAGTATTTGAGTGTACGCCTTCTTTGTATGAAATATGTTTACTTATTTTTTCCATACATTATATACCATTTGTGTAAAGTATACCCTATAGCTATTATAGATAGTATTATTTTTAGTATTACATCTAAATTTGTCATAGATGTCATTAGAGCAATAAAATTTACTCCATATAATTTTAAATCACTTACATTCATTTTTAACATAAATATAGTTTATATTAATTTTTCCTCCTGTTGTAGTTTGTGTATATTTCATTTTTTATTATAATCCAAACGTTGCTTTATTTGCGTCAAAATTATTTAAAACATTAGCTGCGGTTAATGCTGTTTTATACATTCTGCAAATTCTAAATATTCCATTCCAACTTCTATAAGACGAAGCGCCTATTCTATTTCCAATATAAAGAGGATAAGAGCCCGTTTGTGGTGTACCTGCTGGCACTGAAATAGGATTAGGAGCGCCTAAGGACGCACCATTTACATAGACTTCAACATCGGAATTTGCGCTGTCAGCCACCCAAACAACTTGACTCCAATTCCCATAATTTGGCCCGCTAGCAGGGCCTATATTTACATAGGTAGTTCCTCCTCCGGTTCTAACTAAAGAATGAAACCCTCCTGCCGATGCAGAAGAGCTTGCACCATAGAGGCCTAAAACAAAATTTTCACCAGCTTGAACACTCCCTGGCTGCCAGGAGTTTGCCCATACAGCACCACCGGCGTTTTTCCCATCTATTCTACACCAAACCTCTAAACTCCAATTAGTACTAGTAGTATTCATAAAAGTAGAATCACTCATGTTTACACTACTATAAACATTTCCTTGACTACCTATACTCGAATTATCCACTTGAAAAAACCAACCTTGATTTCCTGATGGATCTTGGTATGCTGCACCAGTTTTAACTACACCACCGCTGTTTCCAGATGTTACCGAAGTTCCATCTAATGCTAATAAATTTCCTGTTGAACCTGTGCCATCTGTTTGGGTCGTATCCCAAGATATAACCAAATCAGTTGTTATAGGATCAGGAACTGGAGCTTCAGTGTCTATCTGTCTCCAAGTTCCACCATCATAATACTCAACATATTTAAGGTCAGTATTAAATCTCCACTCCCCAGTACTTGGTCCAGAAGGTCT